TTCTTATTGCTGATTGACAGAAATTGGTCAACTTAGCATGTTTAAGTTATAATAGGAGTGTGCGTAACTGCACATCATCCAAGGAGGAAATACATTGGCAACGACGGTTTATACCGTAGAGGAGGTTGAACTTCAGGACGGCAGGATTGCCTTGCTGAGACCACTGGTAGTCAAAAGGCTTCGTAGATTTATGAAGATGATGGCTGAGATGGGTACAACCGACGATGAAGAGGTAATTGAGGACATTATGCTTAATTGTGCAGCATTCTGTATCTCTAAGGAACACCCCCAGTACTGGGATGTTAACAAGCACAATGGTTCTTATCCGGACCCAGATTACGTAAAGGTCGGGGCTGAGAATGAGGATATCCCAAAGATTGACCGCATGAAGGGCGGCTACACCGAAGAATTCGAGGAAGCAGCCGACATGCCAACTGTAACGAAGATTATTGAGGTCTGTGGTGGTATCAACTTCTCTGACCCAAATCTTCTGAGGGCAGCACAGGAAGCAGCAGCACAAGTTGGGACGACGGACTAGCAGAAACGCTGGCTGAAATCTTCTTGCTAGGTATCTGGAAGAATTTCGATGAGATTGAAGATAGTCTAAATGTTTTTGAAATCAACGCAATTCGAGATGCTGCCCGAAAGCGGGACCATGAAAGACGTAAGTTCGAGGCCATGCTCCATAAGGGAGTTGACCTTGATGAGGGAAGCAGCAGTGATGGCACACCGACGTTCGATGACATCAAGCGTCGTGCCGAAGCAAAATTGAGGGGCATCTCCGAAGAAGCCCACGAACTAGGCGAAATCGGAATTCAAATTATTGAGGAGTAGGTGTAAGAAATAGAGAACATCCAGATTCGGTTTAACGGTACGGCTGACTTCAAGGAAGTATACGCCGAAGCCGCAAAGCTGAATGCCAAGTTGGCTGCGATGCAGAAGCAGTTGGCTGCCGGGGTTACCCCGAATAAGCTCAACGACGAGCGTCGTGGATTCAATCAGGGTTTTGTAAACTCAGGCCTTCTAAAGGATTATTCAATCCAAGCAATGAAGGCTAAGAGTGCAACACAAGCTTTCACCGAGTCTCTTGTTAAGCAAGACGTTGGTCTTCGTCAGGCCTACAGGTCTCGCAAGATGTTCTCAGACGTACTCCGCGAGCAAATTAATCTACAAAAGATGCTCGCAGTTCAGTGGTCAAAGGGTCCAGGCGGAACAATCTCTGCTGATGTAATTATGCCGAAGGGTGTAGACCAGCAGGTTTCACGACTCTCTGGCTCGCTACGAGAAAATGCAAAGGCGCTTGCCACAAGCAAGAGGGGGACTGCTGAATGGGCAGCGGCAGCGGATGTTGCCCGTATGCGAGTTGGTCTCTTCAATGAAATCGTAGCTAGCTCCGCTGATAATATGATTAAGTGGGGTAAGAACACACAGTGGGCCGGTCGTCAGTTGATGGTCGGTTTCACTGTTCCATTTGCAGCATTTGCGGCGGTTGCTGGAATTGCAGCTAACAACGTCGATAAGGAAATGACCCGTATTGTCAAGGTTTATGACACAACGGCCACCGATGTAATCGCCAAGGAGCGAGAGCTTGCACAAGTTCGACAGCAGTCAATGGGTATGGCTACCCAGATTGCCAAGAAGTATGGAGCATCAGTTCAGGACACTCTCAAGGTAGAGGCTGAGCTTGCCGCTACTGGTCTTCAGGGGCAAGACTTGATTAAGTCTTCCGCTGAGGTAATGCGTATTGCTACTCTTGGAGAGCTTGATTACCAGAAGGCAACTCAGTTGTCCATCTCCCTCCAGACCGCATTTGCACTTTCAACCCAGGAAACAACGGACGCCATGAACTACATGAACGCCGTTGAAAACGCCACCAGCCTCTCCCTACAAGACTTTGCAGAGGCAACTCCACGAGCCGCCGCCGCTTTGCACGGGGTTGGAGTAAGCGTTAAGGAAATGGGTGTCCTCTTGGTTGCCATGAAGGAGCGCGGTGTTGACGCGGCTGAAGGTGCTAACGCCCTAAAGTCCGGTGTTACCAGAATGCTTAACCCAACCAACAAGGCTGTTGAATCCTTCAAGGCAATGGGTATTAACCTAAAGGATATTGCAGACCAGTCCGGAGGAAACCTATTCAAGGCCCTCCAGTTGATGGGTAGCGAATTCAAGCGTGTCGGACTAGACGCAACCCAGCAGCAGCGTCTAATTGCTGACGCCTTTGGAACCTACCAGTTCAACCGTCTCAACGCTGCATTGCAGGGTATCACGAGCCAAACCGGCCAGGCCGGTAAGGCATTTGAGCTTATGGGTCTATCCGCAGAAGATGCAGCGGCTATGGCTCAGCAAGAGCTTGACCGAGCAGCAAACTCAATTTCCGGACGATTCAAGAGGGCGGTAGAAGGTCTCAAGGCTGAGCTTGCAAGCATGGGTGAGCCATTCGTCAAGGTAGCAACGTCAATCGTTAGCTTTGTCACCCAGATTCTAAAGGCATTCAACTCTCTCCCAAGCGGAGTAAAGATGTTTGCGGCAATTGCAGTTGGAGTGGCAGCGCTTGCCGGTCCACTAATTATGATTGTTGGTCTGGCTGCCAACCTTGCAGGTCAGTTCCTCAAGCTTGGCACAAGCATTGTCATGCTTACAACAAAGTATCGCACGATGACCGTAGAGCAGAAGGCACAGGCTCTTCTCTCAAAGCAGAATTCTTTGCTTTGGTCACAGGAAGCTAGCTCAGCACAGCTACTAAATGCACAGCTAGCTCAGCTAACAAGCCGGTTCGAGATGTTGGCAGTTGCACAGGCTCAGGCCAATGGATTGCCATACACTGGATTCGGTGCTCCAACTGGATTTATTGGGCCACAGGGTCCACAGCTAACGCAGGATAAGAACGGCAAGTTCCGTCGCGCAAACGGAACATTTGCATCAGCCGCTGAAATCAAGAACTTCCAGACAATGCAGAATGCAGCCCAGAACATTCAGGGTGCATCTGCTGCCACGGCTAAGAACTGGACTGGAATTGCAGCAAGTGCTGGTGCACTAGCCGCCGCTGGAGCAGTCACAACCTCAATGGTCGCACCAACAAGTACCGTTCTAAATAACCTTATGAACGCCGCACTTATTGCTTCAATGATTGGACCGTCCCTAGTCAAGGGTCTCAAGTCAGCCAAGATGGCTCAAATCGGAAGCGCCATTGTAACCAAGGTTGGATTCGGCAAGGGTGGAAAACTAGCCACCGGAGCAGCAGCAACATTCAAGGCCATCGGAACGCGAATCGCAGCCCTTGGTCCACAGTTGCTACGTCTTGCTGGACCAATCGGTATTATTGGCGGTGCAGCGTTGATGGTCTTCCTTAAGATTCGCTCTGAGCAGAAGAAGTCAGACGAGAACATGAGGAAGATTGGTGAATCTACCAAGGACTGGGCAGACATCCTTGGATATATCAAGATTGACACTGGCAAGATTACCGACGCCCAGGGCAACCAAGTTGCGACAGCAGAGAGCATGGCTCAGAAATTGCGCGAGGCAAATGCTCCACTCGTTGAGCGTCTAAAGCTACTTAAGAGTCTTAAGGACCAGTCACAGCTTCTCGATGCAGTTACCATGGAGGGTATCAAGGTTAAGCAATCTGGTGGAACTGCCGCTCAGGCCAAGCAGGCAATGAAGATTGCCCTCATGGCAGCCGGGTTTACTGAGCAAGAAGTCGATGTCACAATCTTGCCAAAGATTCACATTGACTTGAGCAACCAGAAGGAAGTAATTGACAAGCAAGTTGACTTGATGGCAAAGGATATTGACGATGCAATCAAGGGCAAGACTCAGCAGTCCAACTGGGAAGGATTCAGCAGATTCTTCAGCGGTAAGGGCCAACTAAACACGTCCGGTCGCCGCCTCGCATGGAATACTGCAAACCAGTTCTGGGAGACTTTCCAGCAGGCCGATGCTCAGGGACGCCTAAAGTATTTTGACCAGTTCCAGAAGGCTTACGTCAATGAACAGAACAACGTCTTCAATTCAATTTCCAAGGACACCCGCGACAACCTTGCTAAGGTTGGCATCAACAACATGCAGCAGTTGCAGCAGATGATTCTTGACCAGAAGGGCTTGAGCACCGAGAACTTCTACAAGAAGTACAGCCAGGAGCAAATTTCAGCATTTATGAGTCTGAGAAGTGATGACATCAATCTAGTTCTCAGGTCAGCCGAGGCAGAGCAGGAGCTTGCTCAGCAGATTGCCAAGAACAACGGTGCAACCGATGATGAAATTAAGAACATCCACACCTTGAATGACGTGCGTGGCATCGGACTCAACATGGCTTCAATGACTGTTGACGCTGCAAAGGCTAACTACGAGCAGACTGTGAAGGAGGCCAAGGCACGCGGCGGTTTGAGCGAAGCTCAGCAACTAAATGCACTTAACGAATTCAGATTGGCAGCAGGCCTCAAGGAAGCCACCTCTCTATCTCAGGGCTTTAGTGACGAAGTATCCAAGAACACAACTGAACTAGATAAGAACAGCAACTCTCTCGACAATTCAATTATGACTGCCGAAGAGTGGGCTTCAGCATGGGTAGATGCTCGCAAGTCTGCTATGTCCGGAGCACAGGATATGGCATTCCAGCAGGCCGACAAGCTTTGGGACCAGCAGGCTCAGGCGGAAATTGATGCAATCCAGAAGCGTGGAGACAAGCGTCAGGACGCACTGGACGCTGCCGGTGAAAAGGCGGATAAGAGATTTGATGACCGCCAGGAAGCTCAGCAGAAGAGATTCGAGACTGAGAACAAGACCCTCAGCACTCGCTGGGATTCAGCAATGGACGCCTTCAACAAGAGATGGGATGTTCGTAAGACCGCCGAGGAAGCTTACTACGACACCAAAATCAAGAACATCCAGAACGCTATCAAGGCTGAGGAGGATGCAGAGGCAATTCGCCAGAAGATTTTCGAGTCCGAGAAGACCAGAATCGAGCGTCTTGCCCAGATTGCTAACCAGCGCATTGACTTCAACCTCGCACTAAACACCGGTAACCTAGATGAGGCTGCAAAGGTATTTAACAACATGCAGTCTCAGCAGGACCAGTGGGCAATGGATGACGCCTCTGCAATGAGCCAGGCTGGTTCCGACAAGCGTAAGGACCAGCTTCAGACACAGATTGACAAGCTTGACGCTGAGAAGGATGCACGCCTCAAGATGCTTGATGAAATTGAGGAGGCCGAAAAGAAGAAGCTCGATGCCCAGAAGGAACGTGAAGAGCAAGCTCTTAAGGAGAAGCAGGACCGAGACGCAAAGGCATTGCAGTCTGAACGTGACCGTTACTCCAAGGCACTTCAAGCATCTAAGGATAAGGCAACTGCCGATACTGCCGCACAGGTAAAGGCTCACCAGGCTCAGCTTGATGACCGCAAGGCTAAGCTCGAACTTGAGCTAATGGCAATTCGCGCATCTACTCCTCGTAACAAGGCTGAGTATGACGCACAGATTAAGGCTATTGAAGGTGCATACCAGAAGTACGGTGTCCGTCTCCAGGGATACGGTCAAGCATGGACCGGCTACATTGGAAGTTACTTGAGCGCCAACATTGCAGCATCCGCAAAGTCATTGGAGAGTGACGTTAACTGGAAGCAGATTGCAGCCGATGTAACAAAGCAATTTGTTGACGGTGCCTTTGGAATGTCTCCAGCCGAGTTCGGAAAGTGGGTTACAACCGGAGAGCTTCCAGCCAGCAGCGTCTTCGCAAAGGGCGGGGCTCTATCCGAGAAGGACGCACTAGCTCAGCAGCGTAAGATGGAACGAGACGCATTCCACACCGGAGGTATCATTGGAAGTAGTTCACCGGGACGAATCGGAAAGTCTGGTGGATTGCACTCAGATGAGGTTCCAATCAACGCACTACGAGGCGAGGCAGTCCTAAACCGTAATGCAACCCGCACTCTTGGTTCTGAGTTCATCTCAGCAGCCAACCGAGGCAAGCTATCTTCTGGAGTAAATGACATTCCAGGGAAGCATGCCGAGGGACTTGGTGCTGGACCGGGGCTTGGAATGGTTGGCGCTTTGGGCTCAGGCCTTGCAGCAATGCTTGCTACAGCAGGGTCAGTGGCTATGACTAAGGCCGCTATGGGAGCAATTGCTAAGTCACCGGCATTTGGACCGGGTACTGCTGGACAGTACGGCCAGGTCAGCTTCGACGCTGAGCAGCTACAGAATGCAAGCACTATTGCAACTGTAGGACGCAGCATGGGAATGACCAACCGTGATATCGAAATCGGTATTATGACGGCTATCACGGAATCCATGCTTCGAAACCTCAAGGGTGGAGACCGAGACTCTGTTGGTCTGTTCCAGCAGCGACCAAGCCAGGGTTGGGGTTCTGTCCAGCAGATTATGGACCCTAATTACTCCGCTCGTAAGTTCTTCGGGGCTCTAAAGGGAGTTAAGGGTCGGGCTACCCTTGACCCTTGGGTTGCAGCACAGAAGGTTCAGCGCTCCGCATTCTCAGACGGTTCCAACTACCGTAAGTACTGGGATGAAGCAATGGCTATCTTCACCGGAATGGGTTCATCCACAACGGGAAGCGGCTCTATCCTTTCAGGGCCATTTGGACCGGCTAACCGAACTGGTACAGCCGCTATCAACTGGGCACAAGGTAGAATTGGTGATGAAGGTTGGTATGCACTTTGCCAGAGATTCGTTCGAATGGCTCTTGGCGCAGGACCAGGGTTCCCAAGCGCTATTGCTGCATGGAAGGGCGCTAAGTTCAAGCACGGAATTGCAAATCCAACTGCTGTTCCTGCCGGTGTACCAGTTTACTGGGGTGGAGGTCAGTACGGTCACGTTGCTTTGTCAACTGGAGCCGGTCGAATCATCTCAACTGACTATCCAAAGAGCGGGCGCATTGGAACAGGTACAATCTCAAGCTTGACTAGTGCATGGCACAAGCCATTGCTTGGATGGACTGAGGATATCAACGGTAAGAGAATTTATGGATTGCCAGGACTTAAGACTGGTGGATTCACACTTAGTGATGGAATGGCAAATCTTCACCAGGGAGAGGCAGTTCTAACCGCACCTCTAACTGACCAGCTTAAGAGTGGAATTCAGAAGATTGACCAGGGTGTCACAAACGGTTACAATGTAGAAATGAACTTTGCAGGAGCAGTTTTCAATAAGGAAATTGATGTTGAGAGGGCAGTACTCAACGCATTGAAGAAGCACGACAATAAGATGGGTCTAAAGAGGAAGATTGGCGAATGACACTAGTATTGATTCAGTTGATGAAGTGGAATGGAAACCCCATTACCGAGCACAACAGGAAGCCTTTGAACATCGATATTGACCGTATCGAGCGCAGCCAGCGGATGGCTAATGGTCATTTGCGAAGGTATATTGTGGCAAAGAAGAAGAAGT